GTACCGCCGAGCAACCTACCTGATCCGACACCTGAGCCGGGCTGGGTGTACCACTGGGTTGGTACGCACATCTTGGGACAGGCCAATCCTACCAACGTGTCCCAAAAGATGCGTGAGGGCTGGGAGCCGGTGAAAGCAACGGACCATCCGGAACTGATGCTCTTGGGTAACGAAAAGACAGGCAACGTGGAGATTGGCGGGCTCATGCTCTGCAAGATGTCAACCGAACGCTTCCGCGCCCGTCAGGAGTACTACAACAAGCAAGCTCAGGGCCAGATGGACTCAGTGGACAACCACTTTTTGAGAAACAATGATCCGCGTATGCCGCTGTTTTCGGACAAAAAATCGTCCACGACACGGGGTGCCGGGTTTGGTTCTGGTTCAAAGTAATAAGGAGTTTTCATGTCTGCTGTACAAGCACCTTACGGCCTGCGGGCCGTCAATGAGCTGGGGGGTCTGCCGTACGCCGGTAGCACCCGTCAGTTTCCGATCAGCTCGGCGTCTGCCAACATCTTCAACGGTTCCGTTGTGGCTGTCGGCACTAACGGCTTGCTGACTCTTGTAACCACGGTTGGCTCTGACGCTAGCCCGTTCCCCGCAGGCGTTGTCGGCGTTTTTGTCGGCTGCACCTACGTGAACGCGCAAGGTCAAACCATCTACGCTCAGTACTACCCCACCGGCACTACCGGCGCCATTGCATACGTCATCGACGATGACCGTGCTGTGTTCCAAGTGCAAGCCAACGGTTCGCTGGGTCAGACCGCGTTGGGTGCCAACGTCGTGTTTGCTGCCGCTCAAACCGGCTCGACCTCGACTGGCAACTCGACCACGGCTATCAGCACCACGCTGGCTGCTACCGCTACCATCGCCTTCAAGGTTGTTGGATTTGTCGAAAGCACCACCTCGACTGTGGGCGACGCCTACACCGACGTGCTGGTGAAGTTCAACATGGGCTCGCATGCCTACAACACCGGCCTCGGCGTTGCGTAATAAGGAGTAACTCAAAATGGCAATTTCACGCGCACAACTGCTCAAAGAGCTGCTCCCAGGTCTGAACGCCCTGTTTGGTATGGAGTACGCTCGCTACGGCGAAGAGCACAAGGAAATCTACGAGACCGAGAAGTCGGAGCGTAGCTTTGAAGAAGAAACCAAGCTGGCTGGCTTTGCTGCTGCGCCTGTCAAGAACGAGGGCTCTGCCATCGCTTACGACAATGCACAGGAAGCATTTACCGCTCGCTACAACCACGAGACCATTGCTCTGGGTTTCTCGATCACCGAAGAGGCGATTGAGGACAACCTGTACGACAGCCTGTCTGCTCGTTACACCAAAGCTCTGGCCCGTGCGATGGCCTTCACCAAGCAGGTTAAAGCTGCAGCCGTTATCAACAACGGCTTCAACGGCTCGTACCTTGGCGGTGACGGCGTTACCTTGTTCGGCAACAACAGTTCCAACACGCGTGTTGGCCACCCGCTCGTTGGCGGTGGTGTTAACTTCAACAGCCCGACCACTGGTGTTGATCTGAACGAGACTGCTCTGGAAAACGCTGTGATTCAAATCGCTGCGTGGACCGACGAGCGTGGCCTGCTGATCGCAGCCAAGCCCCGTAAGATGGTGATCCCCCCGAGCCTGATGTTCGTTGCCAAGCGTCTGCTTGACACCGAGCTGCGGGTCGCAACTGCTGATAACGACATCAACGCTATCAAGCAGATGGGTGCTATCCCCGAAGGCTACACCGTCAACCACTTCTTGACCGATCCGAACGCATGGTTCCTGACCACGGACGTTCCCAACGGCATGAAGCACTTCGAGCGTATGCCCCTGGCAAACTCGATGGACGGCGACTTCGATACCGGCAACGTCCGTTACAAGGCTCGTGAGCGTTATAGCTTCGGCTGGTCGGACCCTCTGGGTATGTGGGGCTCGTCAGGTTCGTCCTGATGAAATTAGAAAAGGGGCCTTGTGCCCCTTTTCTTTTTGAGCTATATTGCTTCAACTCGGATTTCCCCGGGGCGTAAGACTGACCGAGCAGACGACATGCAGACGGACGCCCCATAACTCGCATGTGAGGAATCATCATGGCACAAACTAGCTTCACCGGGCCTGTCGCATCGGCCAATGGCTTTATCGTCGGCACCGCAGCTTCCCCCGTCTCCGTTACCACCGCGCAGAACATCAGTTCTTCGTATGGCACCACCTCCGCCACCACTGGCGACACGCGTCTGACGTACAACCGACTGGCTTTCACCTCGACTGGCTCTGGCGAGACCGGACGTTGGCTGACCCAAGTTACGGGCGCTGGCGCAGGTGCCGCAGGTACTGTTAACGGCGGCCACATCTCCCTGAGCATCAACGGTTCTGGCACTATTTCTGGTGCTGGTAACGCCCTGCGCGTGACCTTGGGCGGCTCTTCAACTGCTCCCGGCGGCACCCTTGCTGCTCTGCAAGTTGATTCGGACTTTGCTTCTGGCGCAACCTTGCCCGGCACCACCGCGTTTATTCGTGCAACCAACAGCGGCACGGGTTCGATTAGCAACCTGTTCAACTTGCCCGACGCTATGGTGCAGGCAATTGGCGCAACTTCGACCACGCCGACGCAGAAGATTCGTTTTGTTGACTCCGCCGGTGTTGGTTACTTCCTGTACGCAGTGGAAGCCTGATGCAGATAACCAAGGAATTCTTGGAATCTGAGATTGTCAAAATGGAGCAGCAACGCAACCACGCTCATGAGGTTGCCGTTGCTTCCCAAGCGGCGATTGATGTTCTTCAAGCAATGATTGCAAGACTGGAACTGCCAGAACCGGAGCCAGAAAATGACGATGCAGTTTGACGTAAAGTCGAAACACATGACCTCTACGGGCGTGGCGGTGAACTACCGAACACGCCTCAAAGGGGCCGTTGTGTCGGCAAACACTAGTGCGGCCACTCGTAATACCGTGTTTGCAAACAACGTGACGCAAACGGGTACTTACGGGCGGTCTACGAACACTGTGACGGTGACCATAACAAGTCACGGCCTTACTTCTGGGGACCGCGTTTGGTTGGACTTTTCTGCTGGCACAGGCGGCACTGCAACAGACAACATCTATGCGGTTACGGTGTCGGACGCCAACACGTTTACGGTAACGGACTCTGCCAGTGGCACCATCACCGGGTCTCCTGCGGTGTCGATGTACGCTGACATCCTGATGGAAGCAGATTCGTACAACGCGACTGCGTTTCCTGTGGTGATTCCGGGCGAAGGAATTCTGGCCAAAGATGGCATTTTTGTTGGCTTGGTCGCAAACGTAACAACTACTTTGTTCTATGGCTAAGACCGCAGCATGGCAGCGCAAGGAAGGCAAAAACCCCAAGGGCGGACTCAACGCCAAGGGGCGTGCCTCCTACAACAAGGCCAATCCGGGCAAACCGGGGCTCAAGCCCCCACAGCCCCAAGGCGGAGCACGCCGCGACTCCTTCTGTGCCAGGATGTCTGGGATGAAGGCCAAGCTGACCGGCGAGAAAGCCAAGAAAGACCCGAACAGTCGCATCAACAAGAGCCTGCGGGCTTGGAATTGCTGACATGAGCGAGAACACAGATACCGTCAAAAACGTGCTGGATGTGGTGGCAATCTTCAGCACGATTGGCGCTTTTTTGAATATGCTCACGCCGCTGTTTGGCTTGATCGGCGCAATCGTTGGTGCCATGCGTATTTACGAGATGGCCACCGGGAAAGACTTTTACACACTTTTCCGCAGAAAGAAAGCTGACGATGCCAAGCAAGAGTAAGGCACAACACAACTTGATGGCAATGGTGGCCAATGACCCCGCCGCTGCCAAGCGCGTAGGAGTTCCGCAGTCTGTCGGCAAGGAGTTTATGAAGGCAGACAAGGGCAAGCGGTTTGGGTCTGGGAGCCGTGCAGACGTACAGGCAATCAACAAACCCAAAACCAATCAAGGCAAGCAAGAGTTTTTTTCGAAAGGTGGTGACACTATGGCTTCCAAAATGAACGCTGGTTTTATGGCAATGATGGCAAAGAAAAAAGGCGCACCCGCCAAGAAAATGGCCAACGGTGGTATCACCACGGCCAAGATGGGCGCTGTCAAGACTGCGGCT